CGCCGGTAGTGCTTGCAGCATCCTCACGTTGCCCAATTTGATACAACAGTCCCAGAAGTGGCGCTATTAATCCGCTTGCCACTAGCTCACCTCCCCTATTACGGGCATACCGCTTATCCACGTTATTGTCAAGGTTTCACGTATACCACCAGCAGGACCGTCTGAGGGTGGAAGGTAGGTACAAATCCTTGCCGGTAGGCCGCTGGCATAATCAATCAGTCCTAGTTCGTTGGTGCCGTATTTATAATTGCGGACATTTCCCGCAAACACGCTATTGAAAAGCCTAAAATGCAGCGCATTTGCTGGTGTCCAGGCCCCGGAGGATGCAGACCGGCGATAACAAGGATAACCGGCATCTTGACTGGCTTCGCCAACCCAGTCAATTTTGTTTGTAGAGCTCCCCGCCCTGTTTACCCGAATCCAGTAATATTCTAGGGATAACAATTCAGGGAGCGGGATACTGACATAAGCCCTCGTTTCAGGTATGAAATGCGCCGGTATCAGAATGCTGTATAGCAGCGTACCATCATTGCTACCGTTCGGATTAAAGTCATACCCGCGAAGTTCCACCGTAATGTCGGAACCCTGGCCATCACGGTCAAGCTCCAGCTCAATACGCGCCAAACCTGGCGCGATATTATAAAACCGCGTTATATAGGTATAGTCTGAAATGCGGTATTCAGTCACGCCACTACCTTCATTGCCGCCAGCCCATTGGCCATCATACCACACCATAAAGTCCTGCAACGATAACTGCGGGTTCATTGTTGCCTCGCTAAAGGGCGTCACACCATTTTTGAATGCGTGCAAAGCCATACCTACACCCCCTGCAACACAAACCGGCACTCGATGTTGAGTACCTGAGTCTGCGTTTTGTTAAAAGCCTGGTTTAACTGGTTGATTTTGATACCAGTACCGGCCCCGGCAGTTGCTTCGGCAAATACCGCAATCCACGAATGGGTGCCGTTTCCTTCACTAAGGCTCAAAGATGTCCTAAGGCGCAGGGTTGCACCTGATTGGATAATAGCCCCAACTGCTTTGCGGAATGCCTCTGTACTGCCGCTTCCCATCGCAATATAGGGAGAGGATATGTTTTTGATTAACGTTGCAAACATCTCCAGGCCGGCCGATGTCATCGTATTAAAAAACGGCCCCAGGACAGGGCCGTCATCATACTGGAAATACCATTCGCCTTTTACCGCTACCATTTACGTCACCCCAAGCATACAATTTCGCCGCAAATGGCATCCTCGTCGCCGCAGTACCATGGCTGGGTTCTGGGTTCTGCTATGAACGAATCTACCACCCTTACCTGGTCCTCGCCGCTTTCAAACTTTGTCTGATATTTTATTTCTACAGTCTGCTTGTTAATCTGGGCAGACACAAGGGCTTTCAATAAATCGGGAATCCCCAGGAGCCTGCCGCCATATTCAACATAATACGTCCAAATTGACGGTTTGCTCCAGGTTGGCGCGATTCTTACTCTTTGTACTAAAAATTCGCCACTAATGCCACGGTCTGGTAGGTCAATGGTAACGATTTGCCCCGGCCTCCACCCGTTTACCTCGGTTTCAAAACTGCCGCTTACAACGGGGTTTGCGTGTTCTCGAAGGTCGGCCAACCCCGCCGCTTCTGCTGCTTCGATGGTAATTAGAGATTCTTCCACTATTTTATGCTCATAAACACCATCGCCGCCCTGGATAGCGGCAATTCTCTGCTGGGATTCCATATTTTCTACCATCGTTATAACGTCCATGGGGTACTTAAAGGTAAAAGCAACGGTCGCCCCGGCCTGTGGTGTCGGAGTATGGCTTGAACACCGGATATATTTATCTCTTTGAGAATACATCCAGGCATATTGAGATTCATCGTCAACACCGACCAGACCGGGCTTCATTTGTGGACCTTCTGAAACTGATACCCAAGGTTCGTGTGGTTCAAATGGCAATACCCAGATTCTTTCCTTTCCGTCTGCAACAAACTCAAATATCTGCGGGTCTGACAGGAACTTGCCGCCAAGCACATATACCCTGTTCCGTAACCCCTGGGTGTTGATTTTGTGCCTTAAATCCCTGAAATACCCGCCTAGTCTTAAAACCATCGGCGCTGGCTGAACATAGGTGTTTATATCAAAGAAATGCAAGTCTTTGTAATAATCAACAAACCAATGCCAGCCAACGTAGTCACATAACTGCCTAAAACATTCACTTACCGGGATGTAATCGAACCTGATATACTCGATAACCGGGGCATCGCTCTGCACCCCGTTCACCGTGAAACCAGGGCAGTAAAGGTTGGCAATATCCCGGAAAATAAAATCGGCTGATTGGTTTTCGTAGGTTTCCACAACCAGCCTCCTGTCCAGCATAACCGTGTAATCATCACACTCAACGCCCCATATTTTCAGGTCTTTGTCTATCAGTTCAGATTTTACAACGATTCCAGCGAATAACCTGGGGTCGCCAACTATTTCATCGTCTTCGATTATTACTTCTTCGCCTTCGACTGGGCGCTGGCCTGCTACATGAAAAGAACAGGTGTCAATCTCGTATGTTAACGCCTGTTCTATGACCAATTCGTCATTTGCCGGCGGCCAGCGGTTAACACCGCCGATTATTAACCTCCTAGCCACGGAAAATCCTCACCCCTAGCCTATGCAATTCCCGCAAAAGGCTTTCGGCCATATCCCTGCCACTACTGCCGCCTTGCACGGTTATATAAAAAGTGTTGCCGCCATAGTTGTTTGTTGTACCAGCAACCCCAGCCATGGGTATTGCTCCCGCCATCGCCACGTTTCTAAAGTTAATGCTTTGGATTTTCCTTGCATGGTCTTGGAATGCGGCATATATTTCAGCAAGTCCGGCCTTTACCCTGTCTACCAGCGAAGGTGAAAACCGCACCCTTGGGTCAAGCCCACCGACAATCATTCGGGCTTCTTCAATTACCATGCGCAAACGGTCAAACTGCCCCACTATTCCACCGATAAAGTTTGACATAAGCTCTACGCCGTAGATTGTCCCGGCCTTCGCTATGTCCTGGAACTTCTTTTCAATGCTTTCCATTTCTTTTTCAGCGTTTGCCCGAATCTCGGCATTTTTCCTTTCCCATTCGGCCCGGTATGCTTCCAGTTGTTTTTCGGCTGCTATGCGGATTTCGATTAACTTCTGCTCCATCTGCTCCCGTTGCTGCTCCAGTTGGGAAACCGCTTCAGCCCTTGCTTCTTGGTTCTTCCTTCGCCACAATTCTACATATTCTGCAAGTTCTTCATCAGTCAAGGTATTTAATGCCGCTATCTCGGCTCCAGCCTTCGGCCCCATGGCCCTTAATTCAGCAATCAGGCCCTCGTCTACGCCACGGGCAGCCAAAGCCTGGATGTTTTCCTGCCATCTCTCGAACGCTTCAACCTGTCCCCGCAGGTTTTCCAGTAGTTGAGCACCGGAAACGTCCCGCCATACAAACTGGTCGAACAAGCCGACAAAGTTAGTCAATGCCCTTGTCCGCTCGTCCAGTAATCTGGTGTATTCTTCGGTGGTGCGAAGTTCTTCTTCGCGCAGCCTTTGGTTTACTTCGGTAACCTTGCGCTGGTACTCGTCCAGTGCAGAAGCCAGGTCGTCCCTGTACTTTTTCTCCACCTTGTCAATTTGTTCTATAAGGATTTGGAATTCCTGGGCATGGTCGCGCAGGGCTTGCCTGGTATCGTACAGCTGCTTTTCCAGGTCCGAAAGGGCCTTTTGCTCTTCCAAAAGCCGGAGTTTGAGCCTTTCGGCTTCTTCTGAATTCTCGCCCTTCTCGACCCTCATCTGCTCATAGGCTGCATTAACCTCGTCAATAATCTGTTTTTGAATACTTATCTGGTTGTTTAAAGAAGCTATCTCGTTTTTTAACTGGTCCGCTTCAGTTCCGGCCATGCTCAACTGGTTGCCGACAATATAAAAGCTGGCCCTCACCTGCTCAAGTTTTGTCTTTAAGCTGTCGGTTACCCGCTCCCAGGAATTAAGCGCCGAAGTTGTGTTTCTGATTTCAGCATCCAGCTTTTCAAGCTCGATTTGGGCCATCTGCAATTCATACGAATACTGCTTCGTGGTTTCGCTGCTTTCGCCCAGCTTTTCCTTAGCCATGTCGTAGGCAGCGGTTAATACCTCGATTTTTTGTGCAAGGTTTTCCTTTTCGGCTGCCAACTGCTTCAATTCGATGTTCAACCTGGCCGATTCGGAGGCGTTATCCCCAAGATGCAGGTTTTCAAGCTCCAATCTAGCCAATGTCAGCGATAAGGTATTGGATAAGTCCGTAAGCATGGCCCTTGTCGCATCTGTAATTGCACGGATGAGTCTTTCTGCCTGTTCTGCAACTTCGTCCCTGCCTTCCCGCATCCCAGCAGCAAGGCCCTCTGCTACATTGCGGCCAAACTCGGCCATAACCCTTGAGGGAGAGCTAATGCCCAGAACAGACTTGATTTTGTTCTTGATGGTTTCGGCCAGTTCTCCAACAACCTGTTGAACTGCCGTTACTTTTCCCCTGATGCCGTTTATAAGGCCCTGAATAATCTCACGGCCCCACTGAAGCGCTTCTCTTATAATGGGCTGAACGGTATTTCTAATACCCGCCCATAACTCACCAAGCCTTGCAAAAAGGTTTTTGGCGCTCATGGAAAGGCCCAGCCAAAGGTTGTCGATGAAGTTACCTGCTATGGTTTTGGCTTCTTTTATCAGCGCTCCAACCCTGGTGCCGATTCCCTTTCCAAGCTCGTCCATAAATTCAAGGCCGCGCAGGTAAAAGGTTTCCCCGACGTCCTTGATTTTTTTAACGGCATCCACTATTGATTGCCTGAGTACCGGGGCTATCTTGGAACCATTGGTGCCGATACCTTTTAAAAAGCTGTCAATAAATGTCGAACTGTAATCACCCAAAAACTTTTTGCCGGTTTCTATAACCCTTGAAAAGCCGCCCTTGATTTTAGGCCAAACGAAGTCAAATATTTCCCTAGCCCCTGGGATTTTCAGCAGTTTGCCTACCGGTACTACAATCAATATGGCTTCTAATGCCGCTCCCCAGTTTTCTTTCCACCAGCCGGGGTCGAAGATTGCATCTTTAACCCCTATGATGAATTCAAGTGCATGGGCCAAAAAAGACGCCCCTGCTTTCTTCCAGTCAACTCTGTCAAGGGCGCTTTGTATCAACCCGCCTATTTGCTCCAAGCCTGCAAGGATGCCCTCACCTATTTGGACGCCAAGCTCCCTGTAGTTGCCTTCTTTGAGGTTTTGCACCATGTCACCAAAGATTGTTTTCAGCCCTTCGACCTTAGAACCAATATCGTCAAAATACTGTCCAATATTAGCACTTTGCAGGTAGTTTCCTAGCTCCTGCAAGGAACTAGTGATTTCTTTTATGATGTCGATGGCAGGTTCAAGCAAAGGCGCTCCGGCAGTTGCCAGGAAGTCCACCCACGCTTGTTTAAGGTTGCCCAGCTGGTTGGAAAACTGGTCAGCCTCCCTTGCGGCCTGGCCAGTTGCTCCGGCTGCTTCCTGCATGGCCTTGGCATATTCCAGCCTGGCTAACTGCTTCTGGGCTTCACCAGCATTTTTCCAACTGATACCCAGTTTTTCTGCAGCAAAAGCTGCTATCTGGGTTTCGTTGCCGAATAGGCCTATAGCTTCACCACCCTCGTAGTTGCCTTTGAGGAATGAATTTAAGGCTGCATTTGCATCCTCATAGGACTTGTCATAAAATGCTGCAGCATCAGCGGCTAGGGTCACTGCATCCTTGGCCATGTTCATGGCTTCCTCGGTATCATAGCCCAGGCCCTTAAACATTGAGGTCATAGTAGAGAATGGAGCTTGAAGCCTGCTAGGGAGCATACCAAAGGTTTCGCCCATTTCATCTACCATTTTCCTGGCTTCAGCCTCGACCTCGCCAAAAACCTGTTCAAACTGCGCATTGAGGGCCTGCACATCAGCTGCGGCAAAAACGGCTTTTGTGCCCATTGCCACCAAAGCGGCTCCAACGGCAGCCGATGCTTTTATTGCTACTCCTCTTATTTTTTCAAAATTCTTTTCGATGTTTGATTTTGCCTGGTCAAGACCTTTTTTTAAAGTAGCCTGATCTACGCTTACTTTTACCCAAAGGTCTGCAAGCTGCATCCTTCTCACACCCTTGCAGGAGTATGGTTGGTTAACTTAAAATTAATCTTGAAAATAACGTTAAAGGAGGGTGACAGGTGTATTACTGCAATAGTTGTAAGCAGAACGTAGAACCGAAAAAATCTTTGAAGGCCGGGTTCTACGTCCTGTGGCTAGCTGTGGTGGTCATTATGAGGTCTTTGCTTAAATTCGACCTGCTTATCGCACTTATCACGGCGTTTGTCATTTCAGTTATCTTTGCCGGGGCATTTGTTCGCCGGAATTGCCCTATCTGCGGCTGTCCGGTTAACAAAGTGCAAGCAGAAAAGCCTACCAACTCATAATGCGCCTGATTTTTTCTTTGTTATCATCGGTTGTTGTGCTTTCTTTGCCGTCCTTACTGTTAACCAGTACAAAAACCGAATTGGGGCTTAAACCCTGCAACAAAACAAAAAACCTTCTCCAGCTCATTTCCGGCAGGAGTTTCACTAGGTCTATGCCATATTCGCGCTGAAAGTCGGCTTCTATATAGGCCCAGTTGTCAATTATGTCTATGGTTGCCCCTTTTTGTTCGGGGCCTTTGGGTTTCCCGAACCGTACTGTTCCATAGCCCAGCTAAGAAGGTCTGTCAATTGATTCAGGGTCAGCCCCTTCTCGCACCATTCCTCGATTTTTTCTTTGCCGAATATCGAAGTCGCCAGCTCAAACAGTTCAGAAGCGGGTAAATCGTCTTTCCCGTATTTTTTTTGCATTCGTGCCATCCTAAGAACCATAATTGCCGGCAAAGAAGGCGGCAAATACTCCATTTTACCAAAGACCTTGAAAGGAATCTTTTCATTGTTCTGCTCTGCCCAAAAAGCATCAAAGTCCTTTACGCTGGACACTCATTTCTCCCCCTCATAATAAAATGAGGCGGGTTTCCCGCCTCTTATACTGCGCTTATTTCTTTCGCTTTTTCGTTGAATACAACGTCCTTAACCTTGCCGTCTTTTATAGTGGGGATTGCTTTGCCGCTTGCAGTAATGGTAGCGTATTCCTCGCCCTGGAGGGTAACATCGTAGCTTGTGCATTTGCACTTATAAAGCACAAAATGGACATCGCCGACATCGGCATAGTCGCACTTGGCCTCAAGCTTGAAATACTTGGGGAGATCGCTTTTGGTCAGACTAAAGGTCTGGGTCTGGTTTGGAGTTGTACCTCCCGCGGTCACCTTGCCACCAATCAGGGTAGCCAGAGCATCAAGTGAAATTACACCATGCTCGATTGACCAGTCAATTTGCTCAAGTTTGGCATAGGTATCAATTACAGTTTCGTCACCCTTTAGCTGCTTTTCAATAAAGGTAGGTGTTACTTTAAGGCTCCTTATGCCAGGCACGTCAATAGCTGCGCCGTAGGTATAGCTAGTCGAATCGTCCTTAGTTATAGGGAAGATTTTGGCATCATTAATCCCCAAAACTACAGATTCCTTTGTTAAATCAGCCATTCTCAATACCTCCTCGTAGTTTTGTGGCGATACCGCATTGATTTGTGGTAAACGCCCGTATCGTTCTCGTAAAGGTCACCGGCAAACTCCCGGCGATACCAAATGCTGGACATAACCCTGTCTACTGCCTGGGCTATTGCGGTCGTGTCACCTTTTGCCCAAATGTCAATGACCATAACGGATTCGCTTGTCAGCTCCTCGCCATCCCCCACAAGGCCAGGAGAATTGTTCTCCTCCCGGTAGGTAATGCAAGGAAAGGTCGGATTTGCCGGCAGTGACGTAAAAATAACCCCGCCTTTCAGCAACGCTGACAAGACAGGGTCGTTTGTCAATGCCTGGGCTATTTTCGGTTTAAGGTCAATCAACTGCCCACCCCCCTGCGGATGGCATCGGCAAATATCTTTCTGATATTGTTTTTATTCAATTCCAAGGCCGGTGTAAGGTAGGGCTGGGCTTTCATTCTGCTAGTTCCTAGCTCAACATAGGGAGCGTATTCGACGCTCGTACCGATTATCACCGAATACTTGTCGCGGTTCGGCCTTACGCCGCTCCCTGGAGCGGCTCTTTGTCCTGGGGAACCGTTCATGCCCTTTACTTTGCCATTTATCGAATACGACAAACTGTTTCTTAGGTTGCCGCCGACCTTTCCGCTGCCCTTTGGGTACTGCCCCACCGGGCAAAGGTTCACGGCTTGCCCATGCACCAGCAAGCCGGTCGCTTCTAATGCCATGGAAATAGCATCGTCCATCTTTTTTTTAACTTTGTCGCCGTACCATCTGATTTCTGCCATCTTATTCTACCACCCTTAGAAGTGCTTCGATGTGGTTACGGTAAGCAGCTATATACCGGATTTCGTATGCCTGGCCATTAAATAATACTCGCCTGGATAACTGGACGGCGCTGGAATAGTTGCAAAACATCCTCAAAGTAATGCCCTGCTCAACTATCCCGTATTCCCGTTCTGCAATCTCGCCCCCTATAGGCTGAATATCGGCATTGATAGCGGCAACGGTATTCCAGCTTTCAACCGGCATACGAATATCGTTATAAGTGATAGTTTTGGCCTGTATATGCACCTTGTGGGGGAGTTTCAAGGCAGGAATCATGCAAACTTCACCTTTCTGTAGGGCTTTAGCTGTATTCTTATGCTTTTTGGAATATCGTCATCTGTATAGTTTGTTGAAGAATAAGCCCCTACGGATACACTCTGCTTGTACTGCTCTGCATTCCGGTTGTAAAGCAAAACGGCAAGCCGTCCAATAACGGATTCTGCACCGTCAGGAATATCATCACGGTTGCAGTAGTCTTTGAAAAATGCTTGGGCATCCCCTATGATCAAGTCCAGCAAGCCGTCCTGGCTAACATCATCAATAGGTATCCCTAACCGTGTCATAAGCTCATAGCGACTCATGGCTATTCACCTTCTTTGTCGGTGCCGCTTTCTCCCCCGGCTTGGCCTTCGGAGTCGCTTTCGGCTTCTTTGTTCCCGCCATCATTCCCACCACATTTCAGAACCTTCCGCAATTCTTCGGTGTTCAATTTGTGATAACCCTCAATTCCGCGGTCTTTTGCTAATGCCCGAAGCTCCTGGTACGTCATTTCATCCAGGTTTTTATCTTCAGGCGGGGTTTTCACCTTGGCCGCTTCTTCGGCGGCCTGCTGGGTTGCCAACTCTCTCCGGCGACGGTTGAATCCCGTTACATCAACAACAGTCATATCATCACCTCACAAAAACCAAGAGAGGGCCGAAGCCCTCTCGTTTATCATGGTTGTTTATCCTGCCGGATTGGCTTTCACCTTTACCAAGAAGTGGGCGTTCTTCTCGACGGTGTATCCCATGATTCCGACGTTGCTGTCGTCAACTGTTATTTTGATGGTATCGTTTCCGGCCCAGGTACCGCCAAGGGCAATATTAAATTTGCCAACGCCGTTTTCAAAAGCAAGGTTAAACGTTGCATCAGTGCCTGCGGCTCCAGCGTCTCCGTCATCAATCGCAATAGTGCCGGCTGATGTAGTGATGTCAACCTTCACTTCCCGGGTGCCGTTGAAAAACTCCAACACCTTGTCTTTGGCCTTGTTCATCACCTGCAGGGTCACAGGCACCACAAGGTCATCGTTCGCTTCTGTAACCGTAGGCTGCAGTGCCGGTCCGTCCCCACCTTCTCCGGTCATGGCCGGGAGGATAACGAGGTCAACGTCACCCCCAGCTGCGTCCTCAAACCCCTTGAGGTGCTCATAAAACTCATTCGGGGTGAAGGTGAAGCGCTTAAGATAGTCTAAGATCCTCATCTACATCACCCCTTATTAGCCGCTATGAGCGGTTACAAGCTTGTGTTTGAACTGGACTATGCGCACGTTCTTCGGCTCATATACACGCTCCCAGTTAGCAAAATTGGCCAGCTCGGTATTGGATGGGGTAGCCCCTGCAACAGAAGCATTCTTAAATGCAACTCCACGGGGATGGAGAATAAAGTGTCTCCGGCTTACAAGGATGTCGTCACCGGCCAGTATATCTCTCCCTGTTTCAGTAGGTTTGGGAGCTCCACCTTCGCCCCAACCAAAAGCGCCCTGACCAAAGATATAGGTTGTGTATACTCCGTTGGAAACCGGCAGTCCGTCATCTACCACAACACGCTTGCCCAGGAAATAAGGTACCTCGGGTTCGCCCTCGGACGGCTTAATGTACTCGATGAGGTCATCTTTCGCCAGCTTCGCCACCGTTGCGGAGTGCATCGCAAAGCCAGTCAGCTTATTCGCATTGTCGCCCAGTTTATAGATAGCGTCAACGGCGGTTTTTGCACTGATAACATCAGCATCTTTAGCTGTCGGTGTACCGGAAATGTCGTGCTTGTTGTAGTCCATACCGGTTGCAGTGTTGCCAAAAATTCCGTCCAGGGTCTTAATCAGGATAACTTGAAAACGTCTTGCCCAATAATCAGCTACTAAGTTACCTATAGCAGCCATTGGATCGTCACCGGACAATGCTTTGGCCAGGTCATTGACGCTCCATGCTTTACCACGGGTTAAGAGCGCTGCAACGTCCTGTCCTGCCTCTATCTTGCCAACGGTCAAGGCATCGGTATCGCTAATCACTTCATCATCGCCGTCCAGGTCCTCCCAAAACGGCATATTAATCAGTTTACCTCCGGAGCTTGCCAGTCTGTCCAGTTCGGGCGTTCTAGCTATGATTCCGCTCTGATAAAAAGCAGAGAGTTCAGCAGTGCGCTGAATAACATAAGGGTTAAACACTTCAGGAACTATAACATCGGTAATAATGGTTTTAGTTACTTCCGGCATATCTATTTACCTCCTCGTGTTATTTGGCTTGCGCCATCAATTGTTTGGCCAGTTCGGGGTTTTCCCGAAGAATCCGGCCCTGTTCAGTTAAGTTAAAGGTATCCTTCTTCCAGGGGTTAATCTGGCTTGTACCAGGGCTCCCTAGACTCGGAGTTCTGCCTTTTTCTTTGAACCTTTCTTCCACCGCCTTCTGGATGCCCTGTTGCCAAATGCTTTCCAAGGCAGTCAAGTTATTCATGGTGCTATCCTCGTCTTGCCCCACGAAGTAGCTAATAAGTTCAATAGGCAGCCCCTTCTGTGTTGCAAACGCGGTTGCTTTGTTAATCAGCTCAAACCTGATTCTGGCCTGGCGCTCCTTCGCCAGTTCTTCCTCAAGTTTGCGAAGCCGTTTCTGCTCCTCGGTTTCCCCGGGAAACCGCTTTTGAATTTCCTCCTCAATCAGCCCAGGCAGGGTCTTTTCCTTCCAGGTTTCAAGCCCTTTGGTGAAGTATTGGTCTAACCTGGGCTGTAAGAGTTTCTTGCCCTCTGCGGTATCCAAGAACGCCGCAACTCCCTCCGGTGTTGGCTTACTCAACCCCGCCAGGTAGTTTTTGACCTCCTCTGTGTCCTTGTTAGCCTCCAAATAAGCTTTGATTTCTTCCAACGTCATAAGATTATCCTCCTTATTTTTGCCCTTGCAGTTCTGGCCTGCAAGTCCAATGTGATTATTCTTCTTCCTGTATATCTATCTCAGCAATTCTATCGGCCAGAGACATTAATTCGCTAGCTATTTGGCGTAATTGGTTCTCCACCACACTTGTGTCTAACTTCACAGTAACGGTTATGGTTTTTATCTCTGTCATAATTAAATCCTCCTCTTATTTGCCCTCACCAGTTCGCGCCTGGGAGTGCGGTATTTGAGCATAAAAAAACACCCGCCTGAGCGAGTGTCAATTCCATCTTATCATTCGAGATAAAACCACCCCCCAAATTACTTTACTGTATTATTATACCATTCTTGGTAGGTCGTTGTCCTAATAACAACGTTCTTTCCGGTTACTGGGTCCCTCGCTCGCCTTAGCTGCGGCTCCATGCCCTCAATCTCAGCCCTGACGCTACAGCGGCAGTTTACATCCATGGACGGCACTCCGAAGCCGCCAGGGTACATGGCTTCCATGCCGGCTATTTTGAACGGCTCGTCTATATCAACTTTCTGCCCGTCAAGTGCCCTGTGCTTATCTCTTGTCTTTTTGTCCAGGGTGGACACCCATACTCGCTTGAAAATAAGCCCTTTGTCTGCCGCCTTCTCAAAAGCAGCCTGCGTTCCCTGGGACTGCGCCCTGTGAGTTTCAGTCTGGACTATGCGGATGGCCTTGCTCGCCCCGATGTCCATACGTTCCTTTACAGCCTTCGCCGTCTTGTCGTAAGGATACCCCTGGATTATTCCCCTGGCGATTTCCTCACGGATTTGCCGGTTTAATACGCTGATATTGTCTTTCGCCCGCTGTAACCATGTGATTCTGTCCAATGGATTAAGGACTGCCGCCTCTACTGCCTCAGGTTTCAGCACCGTAAAGCCCAAAAGCACTTCGGCCCCGGTTTCTAAAGCCCAGCCTGCCCGGTAATAGCTTTCAGCAAATACGTCCTTAATGGCCTTTTTTGTGATACGGGTTTCCCTGCCGGTCAGCTTGCTTAGTTCCTTTGCAATTGCTTCCTCAAGCTTGACCAACCGGCCATATTTCATCATTTCCCCCATGCTTAGGGAGCCTTCCCGCGAATACTTCTCGTAGGCCAATGCTACCTGTGCCCTGATTTCCTTTAGGCTGTCACGGTAAACCTTGATAAGTTCCTTTTCTGCCTGCTTTGTTAACCTATCAACGACCCTTTCGTTTTGCTCGAACTTTTCGTTTTCAACTATATTCATTCAACTTCACCCGTGCTTATCGCATCTAAGTCCACCAGCCCTTCTTGGTCTTTCCGCATTTCCTCAAGCTCCCAATCCACATCGTCAATAAAGGACAGTTGTGACAACCTTGTCCGCTCGGACACATGGCCCCTGAGCTGTGCCGTGGTCTGGGCCTCGTCCAAGAGGTTAACCGGCAGGTTCCTCTTAAACTGGAAATAGACGTTTGTATAGTCAAGCTGTATGCCCTTTTTGGCCCAGGCTGTTGCAAGCACCTTAAACTGCTGTCTTAGGGCAGCGGCCATTTTCCGCTCCATCGTTATACACTTCGTTTCCAGCGCCATAAGTTTATAGCGGATTGCCACACCTGACAGGTTGCCGGCAAACTTTTCGTCGGTCATGTCCACGTTCTTGCTGAAGCGCATAATGTTTTCCTCAAGCCTATCCAGGTGGTGCTCGATTACCGCATCGTTTATCTGCTTTGTGATGAATTCAACGCCGACACCCTCGCCCTTATCGTCCAGGCCAAAGGCCCCTGTTTTTCTGGCCTTTGCAAGTGTTTCCTCGTCCGGGTCGTACCCGTAAAAAGCCATGTAAGCCAACCGGAACTGCTCAATCTCACTGTTCACGTCTGACAATGTACGGTCGTAGGCGTCAATTAGGTTTAAGACCTTCTCGGTGTCACCCTGCATCTCCTCATTGTTCGGAAAAACTACCAACGGTACAAAGTCAAACAAATGCGGCTGGGGATTGCTTTCTTCGGTAATATCCAGCACAAACTCTCCCTTGCCGTCCTGGATGTAATACGTCACGTTCTGGTTATCGTACCACTCAACCCTCGTCCTGGTTACCTTTACCTCGCCCTCTTTGTAAACCATATCGTAGTAACGCAAGGCGAACTGAGGTTCGTTGATACTGCGGTCGTAAACAAGGATAACTTCCCAGGGGTTGACGTTCATCACGCGCTCCAGGCCGCTCTTATCAACATAAAGCAACCTGGCCCCGTACCCGCATATAGTTGCCATTTTCACAATTTCGGCGTCCAGGTCGTCAGCATGATTCCGAATTAAAAAATCAGACAGGGCATCGTTAACCTTTTCGTAGTTTTGCTGTTCCTGGTCTATCTGGTAGGCAATTGGATGACCTATGAAGTAGCCAACCTTCGTATCAACTATTTCGCTATCAAAGCTGTTATTCAGCTTACGGTTAATTTTGTTTGGATCTTCAAACTCCCGGTTAAAGATAGGCAGGCTAACTGCTTTGTAACGCTCATAGAGGCTGAGCATCCTTGCCCTGGTCGGGGCATGTTCGTCAATAAGGTCTTTGATTATCTCGCTTGTAACCCTGCCATCGGCTTCTATTAGCTGCTTTAAGATTTCCTGCACTTCCCTACACCCCCCTTAATAAAGGCTTTGGGCAGCTTTAAGTGTACGCTCCTTCATATCAAGCTCCAAACCGTACCGGCAAGCATCAATACTGTGGTTATCCTTATCAGGGAACCTGCTGATTACTTCGCCGCTCCGGTCGGTTTCAAGGCAATAGTTGATGAATTCCCTTGCTGCCAGCGGGCACCGCTCCGGGTCAATTATTATCCGTTCCAAGTCCTGCAACCATTTGATACCGAATTCCACGCTGCCTGGGCCTTTCTTTGCCCCTTTTATCTTCATACCCCAGAATTTTAGCTCTGCTATGGATTTCGGCTCGGCGCTGTCTGCTATGGTTAGAACATCGTTGTACTTTTGAACCTTCTCCCAAAACTGCCGGTTGAATAAGTTCAGGCCGCTAATCTCAGTAAAGATATAAAGCCTGCGCCTGGTTCTATCGTAATGCATACGCTCAAAGCATAACGGGTCTACCGCATAGCCAAAGTCCAAACCCTGCCGGATACGGTCAAACGTGGCAATTTCCTCCCAGGTGATAGCCCGGAGTTCCACGTTATTGAACACTTCCAGACCCGTGCCAACTTCTTCACCCAAGTATTCATGCCGGTATGCGGTTTCGTTGGTTTTTTCCAAGTGTGCCGCATCGGTTAAGAACCTGTCGCCCAACCATTCCGACGGCACGTCAAGATAGGTGGAATGGTGAACCCTGCGCCCAAGTTTCGGTATCTTCACCTCTTGGTTAACCCAGCTACGACCACTTTTCGGAGGGTTGAAGGAATAAAAAGAGATCCGTTTTTTATTCTCGCCCCGAAACAAAGACTGGAGAATATTCCGGATCTCGTCCATGCTTGAAAACTGGTCCACTTCTTCAAACCAGGCGTATTTGATGTAGCCGCGGCCCAGATTGATGGACTTCATTTTGAGCGGGTTGTCCGCTGCTTTAAAAACTATCTTCTGCCCGGTTGGAATGTAGATTATCTGCATTGGCGCGACTTGAAACTTGAAATAGTCTCCCAGCCCCATTTTCGCGATAGTCCACTCAAACTGGCCGTAAACGGTGTCCCTCAGTTCGTTCTGGTATCTCCTGGTAACGACGGCGTTTGCTTCTGGGTCTTTTAACAATCCTAGTAAAATCTGTATGCTGGTAAAGGTTGATTTTGTAGAACCCCTGCCGCCTTTAAGCCATATTTCGTCAAATTTTTCCGCTTTTATCTCTTTATGCAGCCTAAAAAACGAAGGCGCAATAAGCTCGGACAACCTAATCTTCGTCATCTATATCATCCACTATCTTGATGCCGATTTCTCCGCTGTGTTCTATGTTCAGATTTCTGCGGCCCCATCTGTCTGGGAATTTCCTTTCAAGCCTCCACGCCGCTGCCTGCCATTGGTCCTCAGATGCTTTACCTATAATAGCAACGTCTCTTACTTCTGCTTCTGCTAATGCCTTTTCTACTGCGTTGGAAAACTCAACATAAGGTTTTTCACTTTTCCTTATTTTGTATCTAGGATTTTGTGCCACTCTTTGCTTTTCTCTTTCTCCTCTTTTCAACCAGTCATATAAAGTAGACTTATCTATCCCAGCATATGCAGCAGCTGTTTCAATGTAATTTCCGGCTCTAATGGCTGAAATTATTTTATTATGTGTATCAAAATTTAATTTTGTTGGTCTACCTCCTGCCATACATCCTCACCACTTTTCCTATGCTTCGTGCATATTCCCTTTCCTTCTCGCAACCTTCACTGTCCCCATATATCCAAACCTCATCGCATATGTCAATAAGCCTGAAACATACCTGGAGTATTTCCTCTCTCTTATCGTCATTCTCCATAAAGCTAAATAAGTGCAGAGGGCTAATCGGTAGTATTCCTTGCTTGACCAAATCATGGCAGATAATATCAACCCGAACCCGGTTCCCATCAGGGTCTGAAGTAAATGGATGCGAAATAAATACTCGCTTCACTCTGCCAACACCGCCTTTTTGCCCGGTAAGATTTTCCCATCGCTTTGTTTTCTTACCTGCACTTTCTACAACCTCCTATACAACGAACATATTTCACACCAGGCCCCGCCCCTGCCTCGCGATGGTGTGTACTACCCTCCGTTGCCGGCATCCTACAAACCTGAAGCCGCCCTCATGGACGGCTGCTGACCAATTTTTATCCTACTCGTGCCTTGGCTATTTCCACGTATTCTGCCTCACGCTCAATGCCGATGTATTGAAATCCCTCACGCTTTGCTGCTACAAGTGTCGATCCGCTGCCTGCGAACGGATCAAGCACGATTCCGCCAGGCGGCGTGACCAATCGAACAAGCCACACCATAAGGTCAGTAGGTTTGACGGTTGGATGACGGTTGGTCGCACTAATTTCCTCCCCGCGCCAATCACTATTCCGGTCCTGCTTCGACGCCTTTTTACAAAGATGTTCCGGGGTTACGTTGAAATATGGCGAGAAAAAGGCGTCTGGCTCCGTCGTTACGCAGTTGGCGGGGAAACGTCCTATATTAACGGAAGGATTCGGCGTTTGCCTGTCTGTTCTTCCCTCAGCTTCTCTCCACGCGTTGGATACTTCGCCGCTACTGTGTATTTTATCGTCTCCAATCCGACATCTGTTAATGTTCAGCGCTCCCGTCCTCCACCGCTCCACGTTGTCCGCCACGGTCCCGTCAAGCGGTTTCCGCGCAAGGATAATCGGCTCATGGGCAGGCTTTAGGGCGGTACCCCATCCGTCCCATTTCTTGGCGAGTTCGG